GCCACCCATGCCGCTGCTGCTGCTGGCGCTGCGAGATGCCACCCGCACAAGCGGGGCAGCGATCTGATTGGGATTGCGCTCCGTAGCGCCAGGAGCGTTCTGGCGGACGGCCGACAGCAGTTCGCGAATCTTGTTGCCAGCCGACACGGAGCCGGCCAGGTCGCCGCCATACAGGGCCGCGAACTTGGCGTCCCGCATGGCGCCTACTGCGTCCTGCCTCTTGAGGTGATCCTCAAGGCCGCTGTAGTCGTAGGACTCGCTAAAACTCGACTGCGACTCAGCGCGAGGCGCGGAATACTCAAATGCCTGTGCGCCGGGAGCCCGAAAAACAGCCATAAGCAACCTCTCTCTGGATTTATGTCCGGAGGCGGGCTACTTAGCGGCGGCGTTTCTGGCCCTCCTGACGGCGGCTAGGACCATCTGTCTGGCTGCGGCTCGGACAAACGGCAGGCCCCGCCGCTTGGCCTCCTCCTCCAGCCAGCCGACGATCTCGTCCAGCCGGCGTTCGCACTCGTCTGGGCCCCAGAGGTCCATCTGGACGGCGTGGGCGTTGCACGGGCAGGTGGGGGTGGCCTGGATGCCCAGCCAGCGGCGCAGCATGCCCTTGAGTTCCGTGCCTGGACCGCCGGCCGGCGGGGCGCGAACGGATGCGGGCAGGCTCGCCACCACATCCCCGACAGCCAGCATCTTCTTGGGGTAGGCGGGGTGCGTCTCGTCCACCATGATCCCGTCGCCGCCCTCGCTCACGATGCACGCCCGCACCTGCTCAAGCGTGTAGCCCCGCTCTCGGCAGCGCTGCTCTAGGTGGTGGAGTTTGCAGCGGATCACGGCAGCGGGTTCTCCGGGCATGGCTGGTTCTGGACGTTCTGCTCTGTCCCATAGCAGACATCCAACTGCATGCTTTGGGAGCAATTCCAATAGACGGACCCGCTTACCGACTGGGCGACTGCTCCGCCGCACGTCTCGCTATAGATTCCAGTCCAGCATCCGGGCACTACTTCCTCTAATGTGGTGCAGCACTCCTCGCAACTCTCTACGAGACGAGCGCGCCAGTACCACTGCAAGAACAGTCGCGGCGCATCCTCCCAGCCCTCCTCCTGCATTTCCTCCTGCGTCGGAAACGGGCACGGCTCTCCTCCCTGCTGCCATGCCTGTCGCGGCGGAGGAGGCGGCGCATTGAAGGCCCATGTCAGGTCGTTCGCGCAATACCAAGACAGTCCGCCGCACTGCAACACATCCGCGTAGACGGCAAGTATCCCTGCTGGCTGCGGAGGAACCTGTTGCCGCAGCGTCGTTGCGCAAAAGTCGCCGACCTTCTCATTGGTCCATGTGGAGGTGTAGGTACTCAACACCTTCTCGTAGCACACCAGATAGCACTGGCAGTCGTTGCAGCAATCCGAATTGCCCGCGAGCGCAGGCGGATACCAAAGCGGGTCCGGGTTGACCCACAGGACGATTTGCGTGCCGTTCCGCCAGAGCCCCATGCGTCATTCGCCTAGCGTGCTTGGCGGGCAGTCTTGGACCGGGATCAAGCCGTCGTCCGCCTCTTCTTCCGCGAGAACATAGAGTTGCTTTTTGTGGATCACGAGCCCGGATGTTGTCAGCGTCACGTCCGTCACTACGGTGACCAGATGAGATCGCCACATGAGGCACGGCTCCTGTGCCGGGTCGGTCGCTCCCGGCAGTGCGTAGGACAGCGCCGATGGCTTGGTGGCGTCGTAGCCCGACAGGCCGGTGACCAGCAGGCCGTTCAGCGAGGCGAACGCCGTGCACTCCTCAGCGTTCTGGATTTCGATGGCGTAATACTCGGCGAGTGGGTTGCCGGCCACCTGCACGTACTCGCCCACCACGTCGTACTGCTGCTCTGCTGTGTAGGTCGTTGACGGCCGATCCGCCTCCTTGTCGATCTGTTCGGACTCGTTGAGTGTGGTGGCGGGAGGCACGGGCAGGTCGGGCACTGAGTCCCGCGTGCGCACGCCGTACAGCACATACTTTGTGCTGGGCGTGTTGGGGACCGTCTGCGTGCGGTTGATGACATCCACCTGCGTCCCGGACGTAGGCCACACGGCGGTGACCTGCTTGGTGGTTCCGCGAGTCCATCCGCCCGTGAACGTGCCGATGCGGTAGGTGTTGAAGTACGACGGGGCCTGCCCGACCGAGCCGAACGCGGGGATGATGCGGCGCCTGCCGTAAGTCCCGTGCTTGTCGTCCACGACCTCCGACACCACCGTCTGCTCGACCGTCGGGATCGTGTCCAGTCGTTCGCGGTTCTCGTCCCACGCCTTGATGCGCTTGTAGGTGACCTCCAGCCCCCTGCCGGCCACGAACTCCACCTTCGTCACCACGTCGTAGTCGGCACGGTTGAGCATCTGGAGGTTCCAGAGAACCTCGCGGTTGTTCTCTTGGATGTCCAGCCTCGCAGTCCCGTCGTTGGGACCGACCTGCGCTCTGGGCGCCTTGCCGACCAACTGGTTGGCTTGATTGTCGAGCATCGTCAGCGGCAGGCCCGCCGGAGGGCGAGCGGCCACGACATTGTTCACATCCACCCGAGCCGCCTGCCCGTTGCCGACCACGCTGGTGAGCGTGCCGTTGGCGACCCGGAAGTTCGCCTCGATCTGCTGCGGCGCCACAACGGAAATGACGTTCGGCTCTGGCTGGCTGACGACCTTCTCTTCCGAGTCCGCGACACGCTGCGGCCGGTAGTCCGGGTCGGCGGCGCGGTCGTCCATGTTGACGAACCGAGTCTTCCGCTGCTCTGGGCCAACCATCCGGAAGTCGGCTGGCGTGCTGTCGTGCGCAACAGCGCCCGAGTGCCGCATCTCTTGGACGCTGTTGCCCAAGATGTTGGCAATCTGCGTGGCGGCGTCAGGCGACAGCCCGGCCTGCACCAGTGCCCCGCGAATCTGCCGGCGCTGCTCGCCAAACGCGGACATGCGCTACTCTCCGGATGCGTTCGATGTCCCGTACACATCCAGCGCGTAGATCACGACCGGATCGGCATTCTTCCTGGCCCCAAGCAGTTCGACGGCCACATGGCGATCCGCCGACTTGATGTCGTCGATGCTGCGGTTGGCGAACGATCCCTTCGCCACTCCGCTGTCGTACCCGGTCTTGGCCGTGAGCGCCCCCATGTCGAGCCGCGTGGCGCTGTCGTTGACGCCGCTGGAGAAGCCCGTGCCTCGATTCCTGGCGGCCACGTTGGGGCGCGGGTGCTGCGAGTTGTTGTAGTAGAGACGCACCGCCACGTCGCACGAACTGGGCTGCGGCTTGTAGGTCAGGCTGATGTCGCGCGGCTGTCCGGTGCCGCCGCCCTTCGCGGTCATGTCGGTCGGGAACGCGCGATTGCCGGTCTTGTAGCGGTACACTGGGGCGATGTCCGTATCGACAGAGGTGGACGTGGCGGTAAACGTCGCCGTCGCCTGCACCGGCGCCGCACAGTCCGGGTCATCTGGCGCGGAGAGGACGAGATTGCCGCCGGAGTAGCCGTAGCCAGGATTCAGAATCCACACGCCGCTGACGCGACCGCTGGAGTCCAGGCTGGCCTGCAACTCGCCGCCCACGCCGCCAACGGCGTACACGGTCGGCGGCGCCCTGTACCCAGCGCCCTTGTTGGTGACAGTGACCGTGACGATGGCGCCGCGTGCGGCATCGGAGCGACCCTCGTCCAGCAGGTACAGGCCGCCTTCGGCCCCGTAGACGCTGCGGTATGAGCCGCCGTTGACTCGGATATTGGTCCCGGCGGTGATGCGCTGCGGGTAGCGCTCGACCCACCAAGTGTTCGTCTCGATGGAGTAGCACAAGGCGCGGGTGGGATAGTCGCCGATCACATCCGCCGCGAATGTCACGAACGCCCGCACGACCTTCTTGGCTGCGTCTACGGTCACGAAGTTCCACTGCGTCAAGGCGAAACTCAGCCGGGTGCGGAAGATGTCCGCTATCGGCGCGGACAAGTCCTTGACCTCGCCCTGCGGAGTGATCGAGTACAAGCCGTGCTGGTCTAGGACATAGCACACGCCCTCGTGGATGTCCCAGCATCGCTGGTTGAGGCACCCGCGATTGGCGAGCGGGGTCACGTCACCGTCGCGCAGCGGCTGCTTGGAGAAAGACAGCGAGTACGCATGCCTGGACTGCATGACTAGCATGACCGACCCGAACGGGACAAGGGCCGTGATGGAGTCCGCATCGCGGGCGTTCTGCTGCAAGACGAACTCGTTGATGTCAGGCACGCTCTCCGGCTCGTCCACTTCAGAGAAGTAGATGGAATTGGACTCCGTGCCGCTGGTGTCCACGCCATACCAGAAACGGTCTTGGAAGCGCACCACCACCGCCTTGTTGTTCGGCGGCGGCGTAAAACGCATGGCATTGAGGTCGCCGTTTGGCAGGACAATCGGCATCGCCGCGTAGCCGGCCCGGTCGGGGTTCCGCACCTCTTCGTCAGTCAGGTCGTCAACGAACGAGGTGGCCGTGCCTACCCTGTACAGCATGAGCGCTTGGTTGCCGGTGGTCCGCCACAACTCGACCGTCAGCGTGCGGCCGTCAGTGTTGGTGGCCGCCGGAACGGTCCACGTCATGGACCTCGCCCCCTCGCCGGCATCGACCTCCAGCACAGGCGACAGGTTGCTGGGGATCGGCCCGCCGTTCGCAGCAAGGGTGTTGTCCACGTATCGGTAGTAGCACTGGTACTTGCCTCGCAGGTGCGGCCGGGCCACCGCGAACGCCTCCGCGCCGCCTGCCACAGCCTGCACGACCGGGACCGTCTTGAATCCGCCGCCGCCGTTTTCGACAGTGACCGACGTGATTTCGCCCTTGCTCACCGCGCATGTCGCATACGCCCCAAAGCCGGAGGACGAGACGATCTTGATCTCGGGCGCGACGACGTAGCCGGTGCCGCGTGCGGTGGGCGACACCGTGATTGCCTTGAGGGAGTACCGCTGTGCGGCCGTGTTCTTGGAGTGGCCTGTCGGGTAGCCCTCGATGATGAGGTTCTTGGTGGGTCCGCCCACGAGCGGCGCGATTGTGATGGTGACCGCCGTGTTTGGGTCATAGCCCGACCCTTGCGCCTTCACGCTGACGGAGCGCACGAACATCGAGGAGGCCCAGTACACAAACGCCATGCTGCCGACGCATGTCGTCCGGTACACCTTCTGGCCGTAAAAGTTGATCCGGGCCACAGCGCCAGAGCCAACGGCCGCCCCCGTGACGGTGTAGTTCAGGGAGAGCGCGATGGGGTAGTAACTTGCGAGATTCGTGGGCCCAAGCCCGCAGGCGTTGTGATACACCGACGGCGAGACGGAAATGGTTCCGGACCCGTTGCTGATCGGGATGTCTACCGGGCCCCACGTTCCCCACTGCGTGCGGTACGCCAGCGTATAGTCTGTCTCATCATCGAACGGCGGGCCTTGAATGACCTCAAACTGCGTGATCGCGTCTGCCGGCGGGGGCGCGCCGTCCAGCACGGCAGTCAGCACGGCGTTCTTTCCGTGCGTATCGGAGAGCGTGATCGACGGCGGCTCGGTGTAGTTCTTGCCGCCATTCGCAATCCGCACCTCGCTGACCACCGACTGGTTGAGGTAGGCGGTCGCCTTTGCGGGCACATGCCCAGCAGGCTGGGCCGCGAGCGTCGTGAACGTCACGACCGGCGGGGCGTTGTAGACGGCTCCCGGCTTCTGCACGTCGGCCCGAGCGACGTAGTAGCGCGCTGGCGTCTGGAGCGTAATGGCTGGGGCTGCGGCCGGTGCAGCAATGCCGGCATTGGTTGCCGTCCCGGAGCCGCTCCACCGCTTCGGCTGCACACCCGCGCCCTGCGCGATGATGATCTCACCGTATCGCCCCTGCGCGCAGGAGATAGGGCGCCCGGCACTAAAGCCGCTTGCGATGACGGTCACGGGGGCTCTCCGGCGTGGTCGTAGAAGTCGCCCAAGTAATTGCTCTGCACCTGCCCGGAGGACGGCGCGAGCGTCGGGGAGAGCGGACTGCCTGCCGCCAGCGGGACGATGTTCGATAGCAAGACCACTTCGCCGGCGGCGTTGAGCGCCAGCATCTGCACGACAGTGCTGGTCACTCGCGGGTAGCAGTCCAGCACGGCGCTGGCGGCAGGGGTGGTCACGACGCGCTGCATGCCGCCGCGAGTCGTCAACTGTCCCGGAACCGTCGTGACCAGATTGGTCTGCTCGACGGCCGCACCGGCAGGAATCGCATACGGGCTGGCGTTGGTGACCAGCCCAGCCCACAGTCCTTCGGCCATGACTACACCCCCGTGTCTGGGCCGCTGGGCGAGTAGTACCCAAGAGCGCGGGGTCCGCCAACGACAATGCCGTCCGTCCGGTGGCCGCTTAGTGGCGCGACCACATCCGCCTCAAATGCCATGCGCAGGTCGCGGGCGTAGACCGTCATGGCGCCCTCGACGTTCTTGCCGAGCATCTTCGCGGCCCACACTTCGGCGCAGGACAGGATGGCCGTAAACATCGTGTCGCTGGCATCCACATAGTCGGACACGACCGTCTTGGCATTGACCGGCGGCGTGCCAACGAGGCTCCCGGCCACGCCGACGATCTCCTCCGCAGTGAAGGGGTTGATGCCGGCCGGGCCCTCTGGGAACGCAGTGGCCGTGCCGTACCGCTTGACCAGACCGGTGGTCGTCAGCGATCCGTTGCGGCTGGCTTCCTCGTATCCCATGTACCGGAGCGGAGGCGGCTTGCGGCGATAGGTGTAGGTGAAGGTCACGGTCGTGTCGGGGGCACCGGCAATCTTGAGAACCCAGCGGTCGTACAGGGACGGATGCTTCATCACCGTCCAGAACAGCGGCGAGTTCAGCGTCGGCAGAACGACGTTCAGCCGCGTCCAGTCGGCGGGAGAGACGTACTCCACTCCGTGCAGGCTGGTCACCGGCGGAATGATGGAGTCCACGTTCCGCACATTGGCAGGCAGCGTGTAACTCTTGCCCGGTCCCGGCCCCGCATCCGGCGTCGTGAGCGTCCCGGTCGTGATGTGCCACTGCCAGTCCCTCGCACTGGTCACGTCCCGGTAGGCGTGGTGCGCGGCGGCACGAAGCAGGCGATGCTCGCTGTCCTGCGCTCCGCCACCGACGGAGTTCATCAGATACTCCATGATGTCCTGAGCGCAAAAATACATGCCCGTCCCTCGTTACGCCGGCGAACTCAGCCCTTCACGCTGACTCGGAACGTGACCGTCCCGGCGTCCGCGACGGCGACAATGAAAGGCGCACCGAACAGGGCGTCCGGAATCGGGTAGGCGTTGCCTGCCGACACGGTGGTGGTCACCGCCCCGCCGCTGTTGACGGGCACGGGCGTGCCTTCCGGGCCGAACGCAACGTGCCACGCCAGCGAGGCCGCTCCGCCGGTCACGCCGTCCACGACCAACACGCCGCCGGAGGCTGCGCCGAACGGCACCTTCGGGCTCGTGCTGGCGCTCGCAGTGGCGACAATCGAGCCGGTCACGGAACACAGTCGCTCAATCTTGTTGGGCATTACTTCTTCTTCCTTTTCCAGTGCGGAACGATTCGATCCTTGACCTTCTCGATGGCCTCGCCACGCTTGAGTTTCGGGTTGTTCTTCATCTCCTCGCGGACATGCTCGCGAAGGATGCGGGGGTTGATGTCCACCTCCTTCGGCGGAGCCTTCTGCGGCGGCACGTAGTCCACGATGCCATGCACCTCAAGATCGCGCTTCTTGGCGACCCGAACGATGTCGGCCGTGCTGTCCACCCACGCCTCTGGGTCGAGGTGCCCACGCTTGTCGGCAATCCCGCCCATGTAGAACTTGCCGGTCGTGTTGATGCCGGCGGCTCGGGCTTGGCCGATCAGCCAGTCGGCCTGCTTGCGGGGCAGGTTGTTGAGCCACTCGCCGGCCAGCCGGCCCTGCATGAACGCCCGGTCGGTGCCCCGCGTTCCAGGCGGCTGCTGGAGGGCACACATGGCGGCAAACTGGGGTGTCTGGCCGTCCTCCAGCATGCGCAGGTAGTGATCCTGCACGTCCCATGACGCAGCGGCGATTTCCGGAGGCAGTTCAGTTTCAGTGCGCATGGCGGCTATAGGTTCTTGTCCTACTGCGGCATCATCTCGGGCGGAACCTGCGGGGGCGGCTGGTCAGGCGGTGGAGGCTCGCCAGGAGGAACTGGGCCACCCTCGCCTTCCGGGCCTGCCGGCGGCATGGGGCCGCCAGGAGGTGCCGGCGGCGGCGGTGGAGGCGGCTGGGGAATAAGGTATGGCTTGGCGTCGATGTCCAGGCTGTCCGCCCAGTCGGAAACGAGGGCATTGAGCGGGTCCACCATCCCCATAGGCACGAGCCCTTGCAGGATCGGCCCCAGCGTCTGGAGGGCCGCCTGCATCTGCTCGACGCGGGTTGCCTTATTCGGCTTGCGAGCCGAGCCGGCCTCGACCCGGTACTCAAACTCCCTCGCCACCGTCGCCGGGTCCATGCTGGAGACGTGCTGCGACCACGCCGCCGCACCCAGCGGGCCGACGATGGACTCCACGTCCTGCGGACGCAGCAGCCAGCGTGCGGCGAGCGCCTCGCGACGGGCGAGCAGACTCATGGCGTCCTCCAGCCGGTTCGCCATGTCGTCCGGGCGCACGCTCAGTTGCTCCGCCTTCACGTTGGCCTCTGTGGCACTCCGTATCTGGCTGGAGGTCATAGCGTAGGCCAGTTCCGTCAGGCCGACGCGCTTGTCGAACTGCTGCGCCACCGCCTCCACGATGCGCCACAGTTCCGGAGACACCTCCGGCAACTGGAACACGGAGATCAAGTCGTTCACGCTGCGACCCAGCGTCTCGCTGATCTCCACCACCTTGAAGCCCTTTTCCGACTGGGCCAGTATCTGGTCCTTGATGTCTTGGTCGGCCGCCTTGCTCACGCCCAGCAGCGTCTCGCAACTGGTGGCGACACGCTGGGCGATGAACGACATCGCGAAGTTCAAGAACCGCAGTTCCCCGATGCCCGGCTTGATGTGGCTGATCGGCCAGACGTAGCCCGGCTTGCGGTGGAAGTCGAGATGCACGAACGGCCAGCCGTTCGCCTCCGCCCAGAACGGGATCGGCCACTGCACGGCACGGAACAGGCCCGGCGGCACGCCCGTCGCATCGTCCACCGGCTCCTCCAGAGCCGACGGGGGCATGTTCAGCGGGAACGGGATGCCCTCGCACACGACGATGTAGCAGTTGTCGCCGACGGCATCGAACGCACCGACGAGTTCTTTGGGCGTGTCCTTGAGCCTGTCGCCCAGACCGGTCTTGCTCCAAATCTTCCAGTACGTCACCAGTTCGTTGGACTTGCCGACGCGGCGGCCCTTGTACTGCGAGTCGTCCTCGTTGAATATCTGGTCGGTGTCGCCGTCCAGAGGCTTTGCGCCGTCGATGTGCCCCTTGAGTTGCTCGCGGTCCAGGCCGTACTGGCGGGCAACAACGTCAATGGGGTGGACGCACCGGCGGGCGCACCAAGTGATGTCCTCGATCTCGGTGGCGTCCGGGTCCATCGTGAAGTTGTCCACGCTGTCGGCAAACGAGCCGACAACGCCGATGTCCGAGCCCGGCAGCGTGACCATCTCCGTCCACCACACGCCCATGCCCTTGATGATGGCCTCGTCCACGACGCGACGGCTGTGCGTCTTGAGGTCGAGTTCGTTGGGCGTGTAGTTGAGATACCGCTCCATGAGCAGGGCGGCGATCTTGCGGATTTCCGTCCGCTGCATCGTCTCCTGAGCGGCCTGCTGGTACGCCATCATGGACTGCGGGTCCATGACGCCCACCACCTCCGGCGATACGAACGGGTACTTGGCGTGCGTCACCGTCCGCACCGGGTTGCGGTGGTAGATGACGCTGCCAAACAACTTCACCGCCTCAAACACCCGGTTGACCTGCATGCGGAACGCAGGCGGGGCGATGGTGCGGTTGTAGCCGTACTCGTGGCGGGCGTAGGTGTCCTTCCAGAACCAGTTGTGTGGTCCGTCAAAGAACGACATCGCCTCACGCCCATCCTCCGTGAAGGGGCGCTTGTGCTTGAGTGACAGTTCGATCTTCTTGAGCCAGCCCGTTGCGATTGACCGCAGGGCATCTTCACCCGTTCTTGGTTCCACCGTTTTGCTTCCTTGCAATGGCAACCTGTTCCGTCAGGTTGGCGATCTGAGACATGAGCCCGTCCAGTTTCCGCAACTGGGCCGACTGCGGCGTGTACTCCCAGCAACCCCACTGCCGCCAATCCGAGTTCTCCTGCAAGCCGGGATCGTCCTTGTGCCGCACGGACGGCCGCTCCAGAAATCCGGTCGTGGGCGAGAAGGTCAGCACGCTGACGGTCAACACGCCCGGCCGCTCAACGATCCAGCCCAGCGTGGGGTCGTTGCAGTTGAGGGGGTCGTGATACCAGTACACGCTGTCGCCAATGCGGACAGACGGCGGGCTAAACGATTCGGCTTCCATACTTCGCTCCTGACTGTGGGCCTAAGAAGATGTAGTCGTCGGCTTCGGCGGACATGCGCTTCTTGCGCTTCCGCACCCACTCGACGTACCAGGGGTCGGGACCGACATCGACTTTAGGCTTGTGCCATCGAGGTCGATAGGCACAGAGGTACTCAAGACACTGGCAGGCGTGGACTTCCCCCCGCGTGTTGGGCTGGTCGGTCACGATGTAGGCACCCCCGACCAACTGGGTTTTGTGCTTGTACCGCTTGAGTTCCCGCTCCAAGTCGGGGACGGCCGACCTCAGCACCCGCAGCGTCGGGGTGCCGTTGGGGCGGATGTGGAGGTAGTTGCGGACGGCCGACATGCGGGCCTGCACGTCGTCGCAGCCGGCCAGGAAACTGTGCCCCGTCGTCTCTGAGGCCACCCCCTGAGCCTTGAGTTGCTCGGTGTACAGTTCCACCGGCAGACGCCCTGAGCCGATCTCGCGCAGCCGGCCGCCGTGCATGTCGATGATGAAGGCGTAGAAGTTCTGCCCCTTGCACTTCTCCTTCATCTTCTCGCCAAAGATGATGGCGTTGCAGTTGCGGATGTAGAGTTGGTCGTAGATCAGCAGCATGGACTCGTCGGGCGGTACGGCCGCGAACAGGACCGACGTGACGGCGTGTCCAGGGTCAATGGCGGCGTACCGGCACCAGTCGTCCGGGACGGTCAGGTTCGTCAGTTCCGTCCGGTCGTGGCCGTGAATGTGCATGGAGAACGTGGGGTAGCACAGGATCGAGTCGCTGATGAACTCGCCCTCGCTGCGCATCCGCAGCACGTCGTCGCCCAGCGCCGCCCAGCCCTCGATACGCTTCCGCTTCTCGTCGTCCGGGATGTGGGGATTGTCCAGAAAGCGCAGTTGGAACTTGACGATGGTGGGGTTTTCGACGCCCTCCT